ATCGTTTCAACATCTAAAACACCTACATATTTCTTAAGAACAGGATGAAAATGAAAATGCCTTTTCGTAAATGTTAATTTTTCAAAAGGTTGGTGGGCATGTGATATAGGTGTTTTGTCGCCATTCGTGCATGTCATTCCTAAAGAATTAGCTACTTCTGCTATTGTTCTAAGGTTAAAAACTGTGGCCAATTCACCAGAAGCGCCTATAAGTTTATCATCACCTACAACATAGTCTACTATTGTTGAAAATCCCTTACAGTAGGTTCTTTCTTGTTTCTATATATAGTTATAGCAGAAAGAGCTTTATTTATAAAGCAATTCATCATTAACGTAAACCAGCACCCTGATGGTAATCCATGAGTAGTCGCCCACAATTCATCACCTACTAAAACTACTGACTCAGCAGCAGTATGCACTAAGAATTGCGGCATATAAGTATACGAACCTTTATAACGCTTTGCTAATGTTTCGCCAATTTTATCCATTAATCTTCTCATTATAGAACCATCCCATTTTGAAAAATCTATGTCACCTGTGACATCACACACTTTAACCGCCTTAGCGATATAATCAAAATCCAAATATGGATTTATTCCAATCACGACACCACTAGTTAATCGATGTTTGGCAAGGTGTGCTAACAAATTTCCAAAAATTCTCTTACTCCAAACTATATGAGCAAGAGGCATTATGCGAAAAGTACGAGGTGCTGTCAATTTATCCTCAGTTCTAAGCTCGTCCTTAAAACTTTCTACTGTAAGAATCGCTCTTGGATCGAGCGGCTCTTCGCCTTTTGCCATGGAATCTAACTCTTTTAACTTTTCATGCATAGTTGGCAATATAACTTTGTTTTCATAATCAAAGTAATCCTTCTTGTCTGGTAAATAACCATAACCATTCGCCGTATCCTTAGCAATAGGTCGAATATCTTCATTGCCAAATACTGCCTCTTGTAAATCTAAGTCATCGAAATCACATAACAAACTATCTATACACTGAGCAGCATATTCCAACTCTTCATCTGATAAAAATCCTTGATGTTTAAAACTCTTTTTACTCAGAGTCTGCATAGTAGTCTGTGGAGTACCGAATGCATTAAATACGGGAGGATGCTTTTCTCTAATTGACGTTCGAGGTACAGGCGTCAATTCGTTTTTATCTTTTAACACTGCGTTCTTTAAATCTTTTAAGATCGGATTATTACTCTCATGAAATATAGTAGGTGTTAATGATGTTTTACCTGACACGTGTTTTGCCGTTATTGCATCTTTTTC